AGTAGTTGATTACGATATTCGTTATGGGTAGTTGCTGCTGTCTTACAAAGTTCTTGTGCTTTTCTATCCAATGGCCAAGAAATAGTTGCGGAGAAACCTGCATTCCAGTTATAGTTATCTTTCTGACCAGTTCTTATTTGTTCATGGTAGAGGATTTCTCCTGGTGAGTCAGGAATCCCGTCTGGAATAGCGTTGCCATCAGAGTCAGTGTCACCGATGAGGTCAAGCATATTATATACAGGGCTATCATAATAACCCTCGTAAGGAAATGCCCATGAAACGCTTCTTGTAACATAGGGTGTAAAATTAAGAGTAGGTCCTTGACATTGAATGCCATCTCCATAAGTGTTAGTTATATACGGTCCTTGTAAAACCTGAATTGCCTGGTTTGTGACCGAGCCCGAACTATTCGCTACGGGATTTGCTGTTGCACTTACACCCCCTACAGTCTCCGCCAGAGTGACAGGGGCAGTCGCAAATTGTGATAGACATATCGCTATTGGGTAAAGATACTTGTTGTGTCTGTTACGCTTTGAATGGTCGTTGTTCTTTGAATGATCGTGTGGTTTTGAAGACCTGGGGCTATGTACGACTCTACGAAGGAGAAGTTTCCACCAGGTGTATTCTGTTGCCACTGTGGGCGCGATCCGCTCCCCAGATTTAATCCTGTCCATTGTGAGGTCACCCCGTTTAAGGTTGTTGAAGTAGTATCAATATTGCTCGGAAGTATATTACTTCCTGAAGGTTTTACACCTGTGCCTGACACGGTATATGTATATCCCGTGGAATAATCCATAGAATTTATGGTCTCCGTCACTTCAGATGTAGTTTCAGTATGGCTCGTCATTTGGCCTTGCTGAAAATTTGGGACTACAGGCACTGCTAGTGCAGATCCATGAGCAATACTGAGGAATAAACCTGCAGTTGCTACATGAAGGCGTTTCATTTTAATTTAGGATGGAAATTTCAGATACAAATTGACCAACAGCACTAGTACCAGCACCACCTGCAGTAATTGCGAGAGTTCCAGAACTGTCAATAGTTCCAGCTAAATCGCCCGCACTGCCTGAGGCAGTTGAAGTTTGATTGCTGTATGCACTTACTGCACCAACACTAGGTGCTGATGTCACAATTGAATCTCCTTGTGTGTAAACTTGGCTAAAGCTGAAACTTTCTCCAGCGGTGGCCTGAGTTGCTTGTACCGTACCTAAAGAACTCACTCCTGAACTGATATCTAGTTGACCAATGCCATTAGTAACTGCACTTGCACCTTGACCAGTGCCAGTATAGCTAGTGGTGACGTTGTTTCCCGATACAGTGTAAGAGTTACCCACACGTTGTACGTTAGTTGCTGCAGCGTCTACGGTTAATTGGACACTGCTACTCAATTTGTGCGTCAATCCACCAGCGTTAGCAGCAGATCCAGCAGCCAAAAGCATAATAATAGGTAGTAGTTTTTTCATGAATGCTTTGACAAATACCCTATCTGTATTTAGCTACAAAAGATTTAGACGGAGATCCGAAAGTATAAATACGGTATCCACCAGTACCATACAGTATATATGGTGGTTAAATAGTACGGTTGCCTACGGGGACCACACATAAAAACTCGCTTTATTAAGGAGAATTACAATGACAGGATCATTACGAAAGTTCACACACAAAGATCTTAATGCAGTTGTGGACGCTGCACAGAAATATAGTGTAGGTTTTGATGACCTATTCTACAGACTCCATTCCTACGGGATGGGATCAGTCAACGATGCATACCCTCCATACAACATCGTTGAAGAATCAAATATTAAATGGAGAATTGAAGTAGCACTTGCTGGTTGGAGTAAGGATGAGGTGGAAGTTACCACAGAATCAAACGTCCTTCTAATCAAGTCCAAGACCGCGAAGAGCAAAGGTGAAGAAGAGTACATGCACAGAGGTATCTCTTCACGTTCCTTCGCGAGAGGATTCAATTTGTCAGACGATGTTGAAATCGGAACAGTCAGTTTCAATAATGGACTTCTTGTGGTAGAATTGATGAAGGTAATTCCTGATCACCAGAAACTGAAGGTCTATGAAATCTCTGACGCGGGTGCTACTGCACCCAGTGACTCAGTTTAACCTCCTCATTGTTGGTTTCCTCTGCATCATTCAAATTATCCATACCCATGCCCATTACAAAATGGAAATGGATGTTCATGCTTACTGCAAGAACAATATGGAATACAGCAATCAGTCTGATGAGTATTGATAAGACAAACTTATGGATACCATCAGAAATGGTGATGCAGGATACCAAAATTTGACACAAATAGGTATTTGTGCTATACTAAATATTCATTCGTAACGGCCGTTACAGAATGTAAACAACGAGAGATAGTCGGTCTCTCTTCCATCCGTGGGTTAATCTCCACGAGACAAAAGGTACAAACTAAAAATGATTAAAACTATTTTCGCTGCAGCAGCTGCTGCTCCCCTCTTCGCTGGCGCTGCTTTCGCTGGTCCTTACGTTAATGTAGAGGCAAACTCTTCTTGGACTGGTAACGATTACACTGGTACTACTACTGACGTTCATGTAGGCTACGAAGGTGAAGTAGGCGCTGCTTCTTACTATGTTCAGGGCGGACCTGCTGTGGTCGCTGTGGATGGTACTGATGCTGAGACTCGTTTCTCTGGTAAAGCAGGACTTGGTATTCCTGTTTCTGAGGCAGTTGGAGTCTATGGTGAACTTTCTTTCATCACTGCAGACAACGCTGATGACCTTGGTGTTGGTGGAAAAGTTGGTCTTAAGTATTCCTTCTAATTCCAAACACGCTAAATACAGTTGAACTGAAGAGACTCCCTTGGGGGTCTCTTTTTCTTTTGGAGTAATAATGAATTTCTTTTATAATTGCATTCCACCAGGTTACGAAGGCGAAAGAGAGATCTTGACAGTTGAACTACCATCGTCTATAATGGAAACGGTCTTGAAATATGCAAGAGATATTGCATATGAACAGAATACAAATTCGTCAAAGGTCTTAAACGACATCGTAACTGAATCTGTAAACACAATTAGTCAAAAAAATTATGTCCGTAAAAATCGCAAGACTAAAAAGCGGTGAAGATGTCATTGCTGACATCAAAGAAGTGAGCGCAAAGGATGATCCTAATAAAAATGCAGTCGCTTTTCAATTCGTTGATCCATATACTGTTATCCTAGAGGACAGTGAATCATTGGAAATGGATATGTGGGGCATGGGGGATGATGAACAGGAAGAGTTTGAAGAAGAACTCTTACCTGAGAATGAAGAGGAGTCAAAGAATCCTACTTTGATTCTTTATCCTTGGTGTCCACTTGCTCGCAGTCGTGAATTTTATCTTCGTATTGAGGAAGTAGTAACAGTCTACGATGCTCATACTCAGGTTAACGACAAATATGAACAACTTCTAAACGATAAGAAAAATGGCACTAAAAGTAGTCCTTCTTAAAAATGGTAATCTAGATGATTACCTGATTGGTAATGTGGAGGAACTTGATGAAGAACCATCACTCTTCATTGAAAACTGCCATCGTATTAAAGATGGTGAACTATCACCATACCCCCTCTACTCAGGACAACGTGACTTGTTCTTGACATCTGAGTCAGTTTTTACTATAGTAGATCCAAGTCCAGACATCGCTAAGAAGTACAAATCCCTGTGAGTTTCTATACTAACGTCAAATTGATCGGTAATAACATCCTCTACCGAGGGTATGAAGGTGGAGAGAGAGTTCAGTCTCGTACTGAATTTTCTCCCACTCTTTTTATTACTAGCAATAAAAAAGAAAAGTATAAAACATTAACTGGTCGTGATGTAAAACCAATCAAATTTCAAAATGCTCGGGAAGCAAGAGAGTTTGCTGCCAAGTATGAAGGTGTAGAAGGTGTGGAAGTTCATGGTTATGATCGCTTCCTATATCAATTCATTAGTGAGAACTTTCCTGAGGAAGTTTCTTACGACATGACTAAGATGAACATCCTCACTATTGACATTGAGGTTGAATGTGAGAATGGATTCCCTGATACTGATGCAGCAGCAGAACGTATGCTCTGTATCACCGTCAGAGATATGAATACTAAGAAGTTTACTGTCTGGGGTATTCGTGAGTTTGAATCCGAACACGAACATTACATCTTTGACACCGAAAATGAGATGCTAACTCATTTCATTAACTGGTGGGCACAGAATACTCCCGATATTATTACTGGTTGGAACTGTAACCTTTACGATATCCCATACATTTGTCGCCGCGTATCTCGTGTACTAGGTGAGAAGTGGATGAAGTCTTTGTCACCTTGGAATAAGGTTGATGAAGAAGAGATCTATATTCAGGGTCGTCGTAATGTACAGTTTAATCTTTGTGGTGTCGCAATCCTAGACTATCTTGATCTGTATAAGAAATTTACATACACAAATCAAGAGTCTTACAAACTAGATCACATTGCTCATGTAGAACTTGGTCAGAAGAAACTAGATTGGTCTGAACACGATAACTTCAAAGCATTCTATACTAATGACTGGCAGAAGTTTATTGACTATAACATCATTGACGTAGAACTGGTTGACAAACTAGAGGACAAGATGCGTCTTCTAGAACTTGCAGTTACTATGGCATATGATGCTAAAGTAAACTTTGAAGATGTGTACTCACAGGTTCGCATGTGGGACACCTTGATTTACAATTATCTCAAGACAAAAAACCTTGTAGTTCCCCCGAAGAGAGTCGCTAAAAAAGATGAGAAATATGCTGGTGCATACGTCAAAGAACCTGTTCCAGGTCTTTACGAATGGGTGGTTAGTTTTGATCTCAACTCCCTATACCCTCACCTCATTATGCAGTACAACATCTCGCCAGAGACGTTGGTTGACACGAAGCATCCATACGCTACAGTAGATAAGTTACTGAATAGAGAAGTTGACCTTTCTGGTAAGTATGCTGTTTGTGCAAACGGCGCTCAATATCGCAAAGACATCCATGGTTTCCTGCCAGAAATGATGCAGAAGATTTACGATGAACGTAAGTTGTACAAGAAACTTATGCTCAAAGCAAAGCAGGAGAATGAAAAAAACCCATCAAATGATCTTGAGAAACAAATCTCAAGGTACAACAATATTCAAATGGCGAGAAAGATTCAACTCAATAGTGCTTATGGTGCTATTGGCAATCAATATTTTCGCTATTACAATCTTGCCAACGCAGAAGCTATTACTTTATCTGGTCAAGTTTCTATCCGTTGGATTGAGAATCAAATGAACGAGTATCTAAACAAGATACTTAAAACGGAGGAAGAAGATTATGTTATTGCCAGTGATACTGATAGTATCTACCTCAATCTGGGTCCTCTGGTTGACCGTGTATACAAAGGGCGAGAGAAAACTAATGAAAGCGTTGTCACGTTCCTTGACAAGGTGTGTTCGTTGGAACTTGAACCTTTTATTGATAACTCTTATCAAACCTTGGCGACGTATGTTAATGCGTATGATCAAAAGATGCAAATGAAGCGTGAGACTATCGCTAACAAAGGTATCTGGACTGCTAAGAAGCGATATATTCTCAACGCATGGGACATTGAAGGTGTCAGATTTGCAGAACCCAAACTAAAGATCATGGGTATTGAAGCAGTTAAGTCTTCTACTCCTGCACCTTGTCGTCAGAAGATTAAGGATGGTCTTAAGGTTATCATGCAGAAGGATGAGGAGTCTGTTCAGCAGTTTATTGCTGAGTTTCGTGAAGAGTTCAGCACTCTACCTCCTGAAGATATTGCATTCCCTCGTGGATGTAATGGTATTGGTAAGTGGTCTAATCCTGCCACACTATACAGTAAAGGAACTCCTATTCATGTTCGTGGAGTTCTACTATATAATCACTACATTAAAAAGAACAAACTCACCCACAAGTATCCCCTTGTAAGAGACGGTGAGAAGATCAAGTTCATCTATTTGAAAACTCCTAACAAGATTACAGAGAATGTGATTTCGTTTATGGGACAGTTTCCCAAAGAATTGGGGCTTGACAATAGTATAGATTATGATCTACAATTTGAGAAGTCATTTCTTGACCCTCTTAAGGTCATCTTGGATACTATAGGCTGGAAGCCTGAAAAAATCGCAACACTAGAATTTTTATTCGCATGAGTTTTCTAAAAGACGTAGCAAAGGAGATTGGCAATGAGTATGCCGCACTGGTCAGCGATGGAATCGCTGCAGGTGATACAAATAACTTCATTGATACTGGTAGTCATATCTTCAACGCTCTGGTTTCTGGCTCAATTTATGGTGGAGTACCAGGTAACAAGATCACTGCTATTGCAGGTGAGTCAAGCACTGGTAAGACTTTCTTTTGTCTTAGCATTGTTCAGCATTTC